GAATGGTCACAATGGAAGGTCTTCCTGTTCTTGAGAATCAACTCAAGTTCACGAAGCATGTGCGGCGCGATTACGACCGCGATTTCGGCGATGAAGGCGCTCAGATTGGCGATACTCTCGCTATCCGCAAGCCTCCCCGGTTTGTGGGCCGCTCCGGCCAAGGTTTCAACGCAGAAGATGCGACCGAAACCAGCGTTCAGCTGACTCTCACCACTCAGTTTGGCGTAGATACGTTCTTCACCTCCAAGGATTTTGCCCTCAACATCGAAAACTTCACGGAACGCTTTCTTGACCCCGCAATGGCGCGTATCGCCAACAAGATTGACTCCGATGGGCTTTTGCAATATGCCAACGTAGCCAATTTCGTAGGTGTGCCGGGGACTGTGCCCAACGCTTTGCTGACTTACCTGCAAGCAATGCAGAAGCTGAATGATAATGCGGCTGCTTTGGAGCCTCGGGCCATCATCATTTCACAGGCAATGGAACCGCAGATCGTGGATGCCTTGAAGGGTTTGCTCGAGCCTGGAGCCTCGATTTCGGAGCAGTATGAATCCGGCTATATGCGACAGGCGATTGGCGCGGTTTGGGAAATGGACCAGAACGTAGCCAACAACACGGTGGGGGCGCTGAACGGCGCAACGACTGTAACCATCAATGCTGGCGGCCAGTCGGGCGCTTCGCTTGTGTGCAATAACGCAGGTTCCGTGACAGCCCTTTTCAAGAAGGGCAATTGCTTCACGATTGGTTCAGGTTCTACGGGCGTGTATGCCGTCAACCCACAGGAAAAGACACAGATTAACTCGCTACAGTCTTTCACTGTGACCGCCGATGTAACGAGTTCTGGTGGCGCGGCGACTGTGCCTATCTTCCCGGCTATCGTGCTCAGCGGACCTTTCCAGAACGTCAACGCGGCTCCGCAGGCTGGCGCAACCATCAACATCGCCGGCGCGGCTGCAACCGTATCCCCGCAGGGCTTGTGTTTCCACAAAGGCAGCTTTGCTTTGGGGACCGCCGATTTGCCGATTATCCGGTCAGCCGAAATGTGCGAGCGGAAAGCCAGCGACCAGCTAGGCCTTTCGATTCGCTACCTCAAGGCTTATGACTACAACCAGGACCGTTTGCCTGGCCGCTTTGATGTGCTGTATGGCTGGGTCACTCTCTATGGAGAGACGGCCTGCAGGATTATGAGCTAAGGAGAAAACATGGCCGTCAACGTAACGACACTTTCGGCTGCTGTAGCATTGACCGATACCGTGGTGAACGTCACCAGCGCGACTGGCATCACGGCCCCCAACTATCAGGTTGGCGACCCTACCAAAGGTATTTCTGGCGGGGTTGTTTATCTATTCGTTGACCAGGAACTGATGAAAGTGACTGGCGTAAATGGCACAGTCATTAGCGTAGTCCGCGGCGAGCTTGGCTCAACGGCAAGCGCTCATAATAACGCGGCTGTGGTGATGGCTGGCCTGCCGGTAGACTTCCCGGGCTGGAATCCTGCTGTGGCGAGTGCTGTTCCGCAATATCCGGTCAAATATCAGGGATTTGCCGGAGTTGTGGCCTCGGCTGCGGCAATTACCGCTCCAAGCGCTTTCTTCCATGTCAGCGGCACGACTGGCATCACCACGATGGCTCCCCCGGCCGGATACGAGCAGGGCGGGGAAATCAACATCGTTTTTGATGGCGCTGGTTCTTGGGCGACAGGTGGAGCGCAATCAGGAGCTACTGGGGCTCCGGGTACGTTCTACCCGTTCAATGCCTCGAGTACGGCGGTTCAGACTGGCACGCTAGCCTCCTTCATTCTCGACATCAACGCGGCAAAATGGATTCCGTCCCGCCTGTAAAGGAGATAAACTATGGCACTTACCCATCGCGGGGCGTTTGACGAAAGCGCCGCAGGCGATATTCTCATTACGCTAGGGTCAACGGTATCAGCGCTGGCTACGGCTGGGCCAATCGTTTTCCCGGCCAATGCTATCACTGGTACGGACGATGTTTTCCTGCTCACTACTGCCGCGACTCCGGGAACGATGACCACGCGCACGGCATCACAGATGTACGCTGACATTCAATCCCTTCTGGGGATTCAGAATATCAACGGATTCTCGTTCACCTTACGAATCACAAATACAGTAATCACCAACACCCTCACTTTGGCGGCAGGAACCGGGGTAACATTCGTTGCTCCTGGGACCTACACAGTTGGCCCTACCGCTTTCCGTGATTTCGTGGTAACTGTTGTGAATAGTGCCGCCATCAATATCCAGACCACCGGCACTGGAACTTGGAGCTAACGCATGACACAGATTCTTTCTCGCCCGAGAGACGAGCAGGTAATGTATGTCGTTGAGACAGATTCGATGGGGCGCACTCCCGAGCAAATCGAAGCGATGGAGAAGAACGAACTTCGCCCACATCGGCTCAGCAAGCGCGATAAGGCCTATGCCGAGCGTGTCAGCAAGGAATGTGCCAGCTATCCAAAGGTGATGTACCGGCTAGCACTCAAAAAGGGCACTCCGGCCGGCGATGAAGTGGCGCCCAGCTATCCCATGCCCCATGACTTGGCTCAATCTCTGGGCATCACAGATCGCAATTTCAAAATCATGGGCAAGACACGCGACAGTGGCGGATACGTCCTTGTGCGGCATCCCTACATCACTAAGAGCGTGGCAATCTTCATCAACGACGACCCGAATGGCGCGATTGATTACAAAGCCAGTGCGGAACTCGAAAAGAAGCTAAAAGCCGATGGCTGGGTGAATAACCCCAACGAAATCCAGGGCCTGCCCGAGCATAAGGCCGAAGAGGATTACGACCCTATTCCGCAGGTAAAAAAGGAAGCAGCCCAGCCGAGGGCCTAATCCATGAAGGCGATTGACCTCATCAGCAGCTCAGCGCGGCTGGCGGGGATACTTGCCTCCGGCGAAAATCTTCAAGGCAACGAGCCAAACGACGGCTTGCTCATCCTTCAGCAAATGCTAGACGAATGGCAAGCGGACGGCCTGAAGATATTCCAGGAACTCATCAGCACGTTTCCGCTAACTCTCGGGCAGCAAACCTACACACTTGGACCTGGAGGAAATTTCAATATCCCGCGTCCAGCCAAGATTCAACGCGCTGGAATGCTGCTCACTGGCTCAAATCCCATTCAACCGCCCGAAATTCCCATTTCAGTGCTTGATTACGAAGGATGGGCCAACATCCGGGTAAAGAACATTCAAGGCAACTACCCGCTGAACGTCTACCCGGATTATGCCTATCCATTGATGACGCTGTATTTCTACCAGATTCCTGGGCTGGCTTGTTCCGTGGTTCTCTATAGCTGGCAGCCGCTAGTTACTTGGCCCGACCTTGACACAACGGATGTGACCTTTCCGCCAGCCTACATGAAGGCCATTCGCTATAACCTAGCCGTAAATCTCATGCCGGAATTCGATATGCCGGTTACGTCCACAAGTCAATTAGTCGTATCACAGGCCGAAAACTCCCTGCGGATGCTCAAGGAAATCAACCTGCCAGCGCCGATTATGACCTGCGATAGCGGATTGACTGGCCGGCAGGGCTATTATGACTGGTACAGCGATACCTACGTTGACAGGAGATAGGCCATTTCCAGAATTGATTTTTGCGGAGGTTCTTACACATCCTCGGCTATCACAGCCGATGCCCAGATGTGTAAAAACCTGTTCCCAGAGGTAGTAGAGAGCGGCTCTGGGCGCTCGAAAATGATTCTGCTGAATACCCCCGGAATTGTCTCGATCGCCACGCTATCGGCTGTTCCACGTGGAACCTTTGAATTCAATGGCCGATTGTTTGTTGTTACCGGAACTCAGCTAGTAGAAATCATTTTGCAGGCCCCTGCATCCTTTCGCGGGCCAATCTATACACCTGCCACCGTTACGGTAAACGTCCTTAGCGGCATAACGCTAATTGCCAATGATGGCTTGCCAGCTTCGATGTGCGCGAATCAGAATCAACTCCTGATTGCCTCGGGCGGCTCGGTCTATATCTACTACCTGAGGGCCATGAATGACAGCGTTACCGGACTTCCTGTTGCTGCGGGAACTTTCATCCAGGTGCCAGGTTCCAATTTCACGACATCCGCAGGAGCACAGCCAGTCCGGCAGGTAGCTTTTTGCGATAGCTTCTTTTTGGCCCTTATCGCCAACAGCCAGAGCGTTCAAATCAGCAATGTGCTGGATGGGTTCAACTGGATACCTGGTGGGAGCCTTGTTGGCACGCCTCCGGTCTACATAGGCGGGGTTTCCACGCAAATCGTAGTCAGCGTATTCCCCGAGAACGTAGTCGGCATGATTGTTGACCATCGCACGCTTTGGCTACGTGGTAGCAAGAAATCCGTAGCATATTATGCCGCTCCAACTCAGAATCTATTCGAGGTCCAAGCCGGAAGTTTCGTGGAACAGGGTGGAAGCGCAGCCTTTGCCGCTAGCCAGATTGACAATTCTACCGTCTGGATTCATCAAAGCGAGCGCGGGGATAGGATGGCTTGGCGGCTGAACGGCTATACGCCAACTCGCATCTCTACCCATGCCATCGAGCACGCTTGGCGTAAGTATCCAAAGGCCACCGATGCAGTCAGTTACGCCTATGAAGATGGAGGGCATTCCTTTTGGGTGGTGCTATTCCCCTCAGCTAACAACGGAAATGGAGCAACTTGGGTTTACGATGCAGCAACGGGCCTTTGGCATGAACGGGACTATCTGAATGTCACGAGTGGTCAAAGTATGGGCCATCCAAGCTGGTGTCATGCCTTCTGGCAGGGTATTCACATTGTAGGGGATTGGCGCTCGGCAAATCTCTACCAAATGAGCGTGGATTTCTTCACCAATGCCGGAGTGCCGATTCAGAGGCTACGTAGGGCGCCGCACATTTCGACTGAATTAGAAACCATTCGCCATACCCGCTTTGAGCTGGACATCCAAACCGGCTTGGCGATCTATGGCGCTCCACCGATTATCTTACAGGCTGCGAATGGCTCTCAGTGGCAGCTAACTATCAACGATTTAGGCATCACACAGACAATTCCTGGCTCAGGAACGCCGCAGACCATCAAACTGACGGATTCAGGCAACACAACCACTTGGCAACTGGGCGTGACGAATGCAGGCATTTTGACAACGACTTCCATCACATTCGATACGACTCAGCCAAAGGCATTGGTATTGTTTTCAACGACTTTGATTTCAGCTTGGAATCTAGCGGTATCAAATCTGGGCATACTGCGGACTTCGCCCACGACTGCCTCAGTGCCAGTTTCTGTAGTTGCTCCGCAAGTCTTTTTGCGCTGGTCGGATGATGGGGCAAGAACCTGGTCAAACTACAATGCCCGGACCACCAATCCAGCCGGCGTATTTAAGCCTCGGATTCAATGGCTACGGCTGGGCAGGGCAAGAATCAGGACTTATGAAGTTACCTGCTCCGACCCTATCCCCATAAAGATTGTGGATGCCTACGTGAATGGCGCTCCTGGCTATCAGCCGAGCAAGAGACTTCCGAAGCAATTCGCTGAGGTCGCTTGATGGCCATTCAAAGCCCAAACCAGACTGGCTTGCAGGAAGGGCTGCTTCGTACTTCCATGCTCGAAAAGGACGGCACTCTATCGCTTCCCTGGCAGCAATTCTTCACTTCTGTGGTAACGACGCAACAAAATGCGCCTCAGGCATTTACAGTGACGCATTCTCAGCGTATTGTGCTGAAAGGACAGACCAAAGGTTCCCTTGCTTTTGAGACAGATACAAGCCATGTGCTGGCTTGGAATGGGACGGCATGGATACAGCTTGTGTAACTTCCATGATTCGCAAGGCTGAAGCACGGGATGTGCCGCGCATTGTTCAACTGGCATGGGAGAATGTTTGGGATGGTCCCTACAAACGTAAGATTCTGTTCGATGAAGATATTTCGAGGCTATTTGTTAGCGAATTGCTGGCCGATCCTGAAGCGGCAGTTCTGGTTTATGACCATGAAGGAACAGTTGAGGGCATATTTGGTTTCACTACTTTCCCGAATTTCTACTATTTCAAAGGGCAACGTATTGCCAGCATGGTCTTTTGGAGCGTTTCTGATAGATTCCGTGGCCGTCAAAGCATCAGGCTATTGAAAAGTGGGGAAGATGAAGCCCGTAAGTTGGGTGCAAAAAGGATGATTTTGACTGGGCCAAGTGCCGAATTTTCGTCACTTTCCAAGCATTGTGGGTATGATTACCTAGAATCATCCCACATTAAGGAGCTATAGGTGGCTGCAATCGCTGGAATGGTTGGCGGAAGTATCGTCAGCGGCATTCTTGGTGGCATGGGCGGAAAAGCCCAAGCGAATGCGGCGAAGTATGCAGCTAAGCTCCAATATCAGTTAGGGACTCAGCAACTCCAGCAGAATCAGTCTCAATTTAATACTACTCAGGCCAATGCAGCCCCTTTTATCAAGGCTGGACAATCGGCCATAGGGGAACTATCGAACCTAGTCTCCACACCAGGGCAGGGGCTTTTGACTCCTTGGAATCAGACGTTTTCGGCCCCTACTGCAGCTCAGGCGCAGGCGACTCCGGGCTATCAATTCGCGCTAGGCGCCGGGCAAGGTGCAATCCAGAATAGCGCTGCGGCGGGTGGAAACCTACTTTCGACAGGAACACTCAAGACGCTTGACCAGTATTCGCAAGGATTGGCTAACACGACTTACAGCGATACCTATAATCGAGCATTTAATGAGTATCTGACGCAATATAATCAGTTCCAAAACAACCAGACGAATACCTTTAATCGCTTGGCGTCAGTATCCGGTTTGGGCCAGCAATCGGCTAGTACTCTCGGGCAGCAAAGCAATCAGTCTTCTGCCATCGGAGCGGGGATTGCCGGAACGACAGGAGCACAGGTAGGTGGTTCAGTCCAGAATGCAGGGGCAGCAACGGCAAGCGGATATGCGGGCATCGCTAATGCCGTGAATAGTGGCATTTCGAACATCAACGGCTACAATCTGCTGCAGAATTATCTGAATGGTCCCAACTCTGTGGCGGGCGGCGTGCCGCAGTCAACGTCTGCCCAGTTGTCCTCGATATATAACGACCCGGCCACGGCCGCAGCCTTTGGAGGGGGTCCGAATATCTAATGGGCAACTTCCCCGCATTGATGATTAAGCAGCCCGAGCCAATCTTGGAGCAATATGGTCAGGCCCAGCAGGTGGCTGCCGGCGCCCAGCAGCTTCAGATCGGCCAACTTCAGCTTCAGCAGGCTCGGCTCAACCAGCAAAGCGAAGAAACGCTTATGGAAGCCTTTGCCCGCAACAATGGAGACTTCAACAAGACTTATGCCGATGCCGCAGGTTCAGGCAAGGTGACTCCGCAGGCATTGATGCAATTCAGGGCTTCTAGCGTAGCGATGCAGCTACAGGCAGCCAATTTAAGCGAGAAGCAGCTTGGCAACATCGAAAAGTATCACACTCTTGCAACGAATGAAATTGAGGCATTCAAGGCTTTGCCGACAGAGCAACGCACAGCGGATTGGCTCAAAGGTGCGGCCGGCAGACTGGCGAATGAAGGCGTGGACATTAGCGAAATCATGCCACATCTGCAGAGTCTGGCACAGGACCCATCCGATAAGAATGCCCGCAGTATCGAGACTCAGCTAAAGGGCGAGCAGTGGGTATTGCAAAATGAGAAGG